ATCGTATTAATTGATCTGCGTCAAATTAACGTAAAAGCAACTTCTGATAATACAAATCAGCAACACTGAATATGGGGAAACATTATGTCATCAAAAAACAGAACGCGCAGAACAACAACCCGCAACATCCGATTTCCAAACCAGATGATTGAACAAATTAACATCGCTCTTGATCTGAAAGGTTCAGGAAACTTTTCAGCGTGGGTTATTGAAGCCTGCAGAAGAAGGCTGTCAACAGAGAGTTCGGGTATGAATTACATAATTAAGTAACATGGTGTTCACAGAACACGCAGTTACCGGACACATCAGTTTTCCATTCGCTCCCTGGCAGTACAGGCTTCCCCTCTGACGGGATAGCCTGAAAAAATAACACAGAAAATTATTTGTTATAATTAATATAACTTACTCAAAAAAAAGCGACGAGAAAATCAGCATCAACGAACAATAAGCGCCAATACGTGATAACAAATGGCAGCCATATTTATCTGCAGTATAAGCAATGGACAGGATAACCACACCAGAAACCGTCAGCATAAAATCCATTTGAACTTCCCCGGACAAAATCGACTCATCTAAAGATTTACAGCTCTTTTTATTATCAATATGTTAAAAGTAAAATAAACAGATGTTCAATAACACGAATACAAAAACGTGCTGAAATTCAATGAATCCATTTCTGTGTCATCAATTAATAGTGATAAACATCCGGCTTCTTCCACCATCGCACCGGACAGGCGACTATGAGGGGACAACGCCGCGCTCCGTTAACGCGGTAAACCCCGGTGTGTATCGTTTTTGATTATCCCCGCACACTCGCGCAGAGGAGTCTCCCTGTCGGGCTGCGGTCTCTGTTAATGCGGGGATACGGCGACAATACCGCGCATCAGCAAAACTTATTTCAGGCACTGAGTGCGGATATAGTCCTGTGCCCCTTCCAGTTGCTTCTGCATCGTCATCAGCCGCTCTCTGAGGGTGAAATAATCCCGTGTAACGGTGTCTGCCAGTTGGGGGCCGGTTGCATTATCCACGCGGGCGGTGCCGGTGGCTTCACGCACGGGACCTGGACAGGTGGCGTTGATCCGCAGGCTGCGGTGACCAGCGGCAACGTCAGCGCGAAGAGTTTCATTTTCAGCTCTCGCATCGGCTAATTCCCTCGAGTATCTGGCATCAAGTGCAGCAACATCACGCTGGCGCTGCTGCATATCAGTAATGGTTGCATTTGCCAGCTCCAGCTCACTGACTTTTTTATCGCGCTGCTCTTTGTAGGTTATGGCGTTATCACGGTAATGATTCAGCCCCAGACTAAGCGCACCACAGGCCACCAGCAGGGCAATGATGACCACGCACAGTACGCGGTTCATTTCACCACCAGCGTATCTGACCGATGAAATAACCGGAGGCCATAATCACAAACACCAGCCAGATAAGAATGAACTTCCAGGTGGATAATTTTTCAGCCATCACTCGAATCTCCCGAATCAGTTTGCTAAAATCAAACACACTTTCTCCTTTGACTTTTCCAGAGTCAGGAAACACAAAACCCCGCTTGCAGCCAACAAACGGGGTTTTTACTTTTATTCACTTAGTTTTTGTCAGTTCGCAGGATTTCGTGTTATCCGCCCGCGTGGCCATACCTTATTTTTCAGCAAAATATTCTGCTTATCTGTCGATACCCCAGCACGCCAGCGCGCTCTCCTGGTCACGACGGGATACCTGACCGTAGCAGTTGTTTGAACGAATACGGCAGTCTCTGCCACCGTCCTTAATCCACCAGCGAATCGCCTCACACGCTCCCCTGCGATCACCTGCATTAATTCGTTTATAAAACGTCGACGGAAAACACTTACCGGGGCCAATGTTGTACGGACAGAATGACGCGATCCCCGCTTTCTGGGGTTCACTCAATGGCACTCTGATGTTTTTCTCCACCCATGCCAGCGCCTTATCACGCTCAATGGCGTTAACCCGGTCGCATTTTTCCTTCGACAACTTCATGCCCGGGACGACAGGTTTACTATCCACCAGGATGGCACCGCGGCAGATGGTCCAGATACCCGCGCCATCACGGTATGCCGTGGTGTGGTTACCTTCCTTTTCATCCAGAAACTGGTCGAGGATTTCAGGCGCAGGCGCACCTGCGGCAATCAGCGCCAGAACGGCAGCCGACAGGCCGTATTTGATTTTGGTGTTCATGGATATTTATCAGGGTTTATCGATTTCAAATCCCTGGATATGTTAAGTCTTCAGGCCAGCGGTGGAGTCTTCAGAGAACCAGTAATTATTCCCGGTAGTTTTCCTCTGTAGGTTATCAACACATCCTGCGCCTCTAAAATTACGGGGCGCTTTTCCGGCAACGGACCATCCCCTTCACATAACCCGGCAGCAACATCCATGAAAAACTGCTTCGCCTGCTTTTTCGCCTCAGCTTCGTAAAACTCCAGCGTGGCATCTTCAGTACGGTCAAGACTAATCGCCACATCTGGCAACAACAGTGACGGATACCCACCAATTTCCAGTGCCACAGTAACAGTAATCTTATTCGGGTAATTATTTATCCCTTTAACAACCAGTTCGTATTTTTTCTTCATCGCTTTACTCTCCCCGCGCCGCCTTACGACGGTCCTCTCTGATTTTGAAATACAGGTTAGTCAGATATGTCAGCAGCCCAAACAACAGACTCCCCAGCACGCCTATTGCCGCCCACTGAGACGGGGAAACCCTGTCCAGCAGCTGCAGGAACCAGTAGCCCGTCCCCACCGCTGACGTGGTGTATGACACACCTGTTGTGATTTTTTCCATCTGGTACATACCCCGTCTCCCGCAATCCGGAAGCTCACAACAACAAGTGGGGCATCAGCTCACACCGACACCCCCTGCGCATGGTTACATCATCATTTCGCCGTCAGGCTGAGGCCCTTCACTACCGTCAGGCTGAGACCCGACGCCATCTGAAACAGCACTGTCATCCGCAATGCCTTCCGGCTCCGGAACAGTCGGTGCGCCCAGCAGTTCATCCAGAATTGAATCCACTTCTGCATCAAGACGCGCCTCAAGGTTCTGCCGAAGTTGCTGTTTCAGTGTAAGCGACTCGTCAGAACCGTATTGATATTTACTGAGATCTCAGATCAACTTTCCAGGGCAACAGATCGCGTACCCGGTTTGCCGGCCAGTCCTGGATATGTTCAATGACGTAACGCAGCCACTTTTCTGGCTCCACATTGTTCAGACGGCATGTGCCGATCAGCGAGTACAACACCGCCGCATGTTCACCACCGCTGTCGGAACCCGCGAACATCCAGTTTTTCCGGCCTACGGCCACTCCCCGTAAGGCGTTCTCTGCGATGTTGTTGTCGATTTCCACCCAGCCATTACTGCAGTACACGTTCAGTGCATCCCACTGTTTCAGCAGGTATGCGAACGCTTTTGCCGTATCTGAGTGACGCGACAGTGTTTTCATCTGTTGCTGTATCCAGTCATACAGTGACTGCATCAGTGGCGCGGCTCTGGCTTTTCTTGCCGCCAGACGCTGTTCTGCTGAACAGCCCCGGACCTCTGCCTCGATGGCATACAGTTCACCGATACGCTGCAGGGCTTCCGTGGTGATGTAGGTGGGCGCTCTTGCATGCACATCGTGGATTTTTCTCCGGGCATGAGCCATACACGCGGCTTCCGTTATTCTGCCGGATTCGTATAACGCCCGGTAACCACCGTAAGCATCGGCCTGAAGCACACCGCTGTAACCGGCCAGGTGATTTTGTGGATGGATACCTTTCCGGTCCGGACTGTACGCGAACCAGACCGCCGGGGGCATCTGTGAACCGGCGTTACGGTCATCACGGACGTAGACCCACAGCCGGGCTGTCCGGGTTTTACCGCTGCCCGGCTCCTGGACCGGGACGGGGATATCATCAGCATGGACTTTACCGGGCATCAGCACATACTGGCGCAGGACGTCATACAGCGGCTCCAGCAGTTCAGCAACAGCACCTGTCCAGCGCCCCAGTGTGGCACGGCTCAGCTCCACTCCCTGACGACGGTATATTTCTGACTGGCGGTATAACGGCAGATGGTCTGCATATTTCCCGGTGACAACATGGGCCAGAAGCCCCGCTCCGGCATAACTGCGTGCAATGGGTTTTGAAGGTACTGGTGCCTGCACGATATGGTCGCACCGGCAACAGGCCTGTTTCGGACGTTGTGTTTCGATAACCTTAAAGGCGCTGCTGATAAG